GGAACAATGCGTACTACATGAACATGCAGCATGCCATCCTTAAGTTCTGCAGAAGTTACTTCCATATATTCTCCCAGTGCAAAAGATCTTACGAACTTTCTTCCTGCGATGCCTTTATGAACTACCTCTGCATCTGTTACTTCTACAATCTCACCCTTAATAATTAATGTTCCATTATCTACGGATACATCAATATCTTCCTTTGAAAAACCAGCAATAGCCAGCGAGATCTGATATGTATCTTCATCTAGTTTGATTAGATCATACGGAGGGTATGACTGTGAGTTTGTTTTATGTGCTGTATTTAGGCGACTCAACTCTCTGTTGAAGCCAATAAAAAAAGGATCATTGAATAGATCCATAGCGTACTTTGTTACCATGTTATTCCCCTTTCAAGCGAATAAGTTAAGTTACCCCCCTATTGGGCAGGTATAAATATTATAGCATAGAAAAGCAGGCCTGTCAAGTAACAAGCCTGCTAGTCTAGAGTGAGATTACTTTACCTGGTTAGTAGCCTTGCCTCCACCAGATGACTTCTTTGCAGGAGCCTTCTTTGCGGTCTTCTTAACAACCTTTGCAGACTTAACTGCTGCATCTACCTCATCTACTGATGGCATCTTGCCGAATGCAGGATCGTTAGGGTTGGCTGCTCTCAATACAACGGGCACAAGTGCTCCAAGTAGTGAGTATGCTAGTGTCTGGGGATCTGTAACTCCAGAAGCATACATTGCTGTTGCTGCTCCAAGTACTGATCTTCCGTATGACGCCAGTGCGTTTTTGATTTGTTGATTCATAATTTTCCTCCTAGGATATTATTTTTGTTAGTACTGTAAAACCAATCCATAGACCAATAATTCCTGCGACTCCCGCAAAAACTGGTGGTGCTGGGACTGGCAATTTGAATGCAGCAAATACTACACCACATCCAAAACCTGTTAATACTGATAGTATCACATCTTTCATTTTTTATTTTCCTCTACATATCGTTTAATAAATGGAACTATTACGTTTACTTCTTCTGACGGTACCGCATTAATAAGCATATGGTTTATACCTCTACTTTCAAGAGTCTTTACAAGATCGTCAAACTGATCATATGTAAGGTAGGCAGTATCAAGAACGGGCTGTGGAACCTCTCCTTTTCTCCACACTGGTCTAACTACATGGTTTGTTAGCAAGTCAAGTTCTTCTTCTGTTTTTCTAATAACGGGAGTAATTGCAATCATCACTTCCATCCCGTCTAATTCAAGTGGTACTGATGCAGAACGATGCTTTAGAAAATCGGACCAGCCCCTACGAGCATAAATATGATAAGGCAAAATAATCTTGTGACCATATTTTTTTGCTGCTTCAAAGACGTAACTATTCGTTGTTGATACATATATGTCTAACTTGTTTCTATGGTTTGGATCACGCCAATATCCTGGAGACTCTTTGTCTTGATCCATTTCATTTAATACTCTAAGAAACTCTATCATATAGTTTGATCTGTCAAGAGCACTGGCATTGTCATTGATATCTCCAACAACACCACCAACTCCGTCTTCATGGTCTTTTATATATCCAGAAATTAAATTAATTTGAAGTCTGCCTTTATCTATCCTGTCCATAGATCTATTTATCATAGAAAGATATTGAGGAGATATTGTGTATGGACGAATGGCCACCAAGTATTTAATGTCTTCGCCTTTTTCTATATCTTTTGCTGTCTTTACAAACATGTCTCCTTCTGGGATATCATGTGTAAACATCACTCCAGAAAAGTTATGCTTGTTTAAGTTTGAGGGATCTTTTGGATCTTCAGGGTTTCCCATTACTCCACCAAAATAATAAAATTTCATTTTGTTGCCTTAACATAATGATAGTCACACAAATCAACTATTCTTGTTTCAGAGTTTGCCCATATTTGGGTGCTTTCTTCTTCGCAAAACTCTTCTTCACAGATGAATAGGTTAATGTTATTTGTGCTTTTTAATCGTATCATTACATTATTCTATCATAGTCTTCTGGGAGTAGTTTTTTTAACTTTTCAAATTCTGAAGATATTTTTTTTAAAGCAAAATCATGAGGGGCAATCATGCCCTCAACTGATGAACCATACTCATTATAGTAGTCAATCTGTGGGCCAACCTCATTAATAAAAGAACTCAGGCCAGCCTGTACCTCTTCTATGTATTGGTATGCCCAATCACGAGAATCTGAAACAAATTTCAAAAAATCCTCATTAGACTGATCTTTATCTGTCTTGCCTGCTTCCCTGGTCAATTGCTGTAGCAGCAAAGCCTCCAAAGTCTTTGAGATAAGAACCTTGTTGGCCCTTTTTTGTATAGCGTACAAAGACAAGAAAAGCAAGGTTAAAGAAGACAGGATGCATATAAAAATCAATTCAATCATAATTCTTTACCACCTTCTCTTACTAATAGAACAATTGCTCCATTATCTTCTAGTGCTTTTTTAACACGAATCATATACTCTATTGCCTGTTTTTTCTTTTCAACTGTTTCAAGAGACATGAAAACTTTTTCTTTTGCTTTGACGGTTATGAATGTGTCATTATCTATTAACTCTAAAGAAAATCCTTCAGGACATCTAAGGGATCTGAACGCTCTTCTCATTTGATCTGTATACATATTACTCCATTGTTAGGGACTGCCATGTTACTCCCCAGTCTGTCTTTGTTTTATGGCTAGAAAATTCTTTTGATATCTCTCCATTTTCTAAGTATACACCACCCCATACACCCCACTCTTTACCAGAAATTCCAACAGAAAAGCATTCTTTCCTTACGGGACAGTCTGAACACATTAGGTCTATAGCAGGCCTTAGCAGTTCATCTTCTTCATACTTGTCAAAGAATATGTTTGTATCATAATCCAGGCATGCAGCATCATCTTTCCACTCATACTTATTCATGTTACCTTACATACTTGTCAGGTATTTCCCATCCAGTTCTAGAAACGACAAAGATCTTTTTTAAGTGCCAAGCATTATTTTTTAATGCTCCTTGCTTTGATGTAAAGGCCTTATCTGACCTTATCATCTCTACAACATCCCATCCATCCCAGGAAAGGCTGCTGTTCTTGGAAACAATTGCTTCCATTTTTTCAAGAGAACTGATTGATACCATTATGTGTGCTCCTTAGAAGTTGTATACGTTTGTGTTGATATTTTTTGATCTTGATAAATTTACTATTCGAGAAGTCTGCTCTTTTGGATTAGAAACAAAAGCAAAATGATTAAAACTGTTCATGTTTTCTTCAATCCATTCGGGAGTAACTCTAAATAATTTAATAGACTTTCCTCTAGACTTCATTCCTCTTTCAGAAAGGTTAACAAACTCAGATGCCATTGCACTAATATTTGACGGACCAGCAGTGTACAAGTAAAACTCCTTGTCACTTTCCTCTAATTCAGATAATGCAACTGCCATTGCTCTAAGAAAAATGTTGTAGTTGTTGAAACTAGTCGTTCCCTGCACCCCTACTATCATTGCTTATCCCTTCTCTTAGTTTGTCCAGTATGAATAACATCTTGTCTAATTGTACCTTATCCATGGTGCTCGTGTCAACTTGTATCGCAGAGTCTTTGCTGATCAAATTGTCTACCATTGGTGCTGTATAAAACCCATTGTCTTTAATCCAGTACGCTTCATTTTCAACAATGATAACTCTAACATTTTCTTTTTCTTGACGAATTTTTGACTGGCTTTTTCTATTTATCTTTTCAATATATTTTCTCTGCTTGGAGTATTGATTATGGATCATAGATTGAGTCATCATAGGCTCATAAACTTTTTCCTTTTTAAAGAAGACTATGTATCCTATTATTAATAATAAAGGAACAGTTAAAGCCAACGCTCCATACAGACTATTCATGAATGCCCCCAGATAACGATTGTATCACTTTTCTTTAAACCCTCAGTCTCCAGTTCATGGCTTTAGGACCTTGCTTTATCATTTGAAACATATGGTGCTTATATTGTTCTGTTAGTTCTGCATAGATTTCTGGATTTACTAACTCAAGTTTGTCTGTTATAGAGTAAAGCATTTCGCCTTTTTCATCTATTCCAGCCATCTCTATGGCACCTTGCATAATTAAATGCTCTACCATTGCTTGGCTTCTTATGTTCATTACTTGCCAGACTTTTTTCTAGCCTTAGCAAGTGCATCAAAGTCCTTAACCTTTGTGTCGCCCAGATATCCCCATGCATAGCCATCATTAATCATCATGTCATTTAAAGACACTGTGTCATCATTGACGTATATCCAACCCAAGATACGGCCATACTTTTCAGATGAATCCATCTTCTCAGTCTTGATTACAACAGACTTGGCATCTTTTAGAGCCTTCTTTAAATATTCTTTAGACTCAAGGCCAAGAGCCTTTTCCTTAAGATCTTTTGTGCGAGACTCAGGAGTATCAATACCAGCCAATCTTACACGAGATGAAAACAAAATGTCAAACCCTAAATCAATTAGAACGTCAATGGTGTCTCCATCTACTACGTTCTCTACTTTTCTTACATAATACTGATACATAATAAGCCCCCTTAGACCCAATGTTTAATTATAGCACTTACAGCAAGAATTGTCCACAGGATATTAAACCAAATAATTGTAGGCAAAGTCTTTACTGTCGATGACCAAATCAATGCAAGGCTTGATACCAATGCAAAGATGTATAGCCACCACCATTGCTTACCGAATAGTAAGCCTGGAAATATAATAGATATTTTTGTCATAAAAGCAAAGAACTCAACAGTATTTGGCTTGTTCCAATACTCTTTGTGTCTCATTGTCTTTAGAGCATTAATCCACTCTGTTCTAAATTTCATTTTAATCCCTCCAAAAATTGTCTATGATCTACACACTCTGACACCTTATAGTCTTGATATTTCTTGTAATAGTCATACATATCAACACCCTTTTTATAATCTGCAGAATTTTCTATATATGCTTTTGCAACATCTTTATTAATTGTGTTGTGTGCAGAGCCTACAAAGGTCCAACTATTTGATGACCAGTGCTCTCCAGAGTCAAACTTGTTTGGAAGTCTGACCTTCCACTTGCTAATTTTTTCTTGCAGATCTTTTGGTGCATTCTCATATGAAAACTTTTTCCAAAACTCTGTATCATTTCTTAAAGTCATATAGTGAAAATATATAAATTCAGAAATATTATTGTTCATACTAACTATGTTCTTGTTAAACTCTTGTCTTATCTCTTTCGAGTTTTCGAATAGCCATAGCGGATTGTCAAATATCTGTGTCAACTCTACAATGCTAACCCAAATTGATGTTGCTTCTAGTGGCTCAACAAAGTTTGCTGCAAGGCCTACCGCAACACAGTTGTTGATCCAGGGCTCTTCATAGCATCCAGCATTAAACTTAAAGCCACCCTTGTCTTTTCTTGGATAGGTTGGCTCATAGCCTAAGAACTCTTCTATCTCTTTCACTGCTTCTTCTTCAGAGATAAGAGATGAGTCGTAGACGTACCCACAACCAAACCTGTTCTGGAGTGGGATCTTCCACATCCATCCGTATTTCATAGCAATTGCTTCTGTGTAGGATGGAATCTTATCTGTCATCTCAACAAAAAATGGAACAGCAGAATCTACTGGAAGGAAATCTTTATAACTTTTCCATTTAGCGTCATATACTTTTCCAATTATTAGTCTGTGAAATCCGCTACAATCAAAAACAAAATCACAGATAATCTTTTCATCATTTTCTAAAGTTAAACTATTTACATAGTTATCTTTATCTAGTGAGACATTTTTTATTGTGCCATCAACTACTTTGATTCCTCTTTCTATTCCTATTTCTTTTAGTCTATTTGCTAGTTTGGTAGCATTAAAATGTATAGAAATATTTCCTATTTTTTTATAATCATCTATAGGATCTTTTTTAGATACAAACCCGAAATCTCTCTTGTTTGCTTCTAAAGTGAATGGAACCTTGTTGGCCTCTGAAATTTTTTCTGTGAAGTCTATCTTCTTTACGCTATTATTTAAAGCAATACTTGCTGCAATAAGAGGGCTATTAGAAAGATACTTATCGTACACAGCATCAAAGCCTAGTGACCTATCTGTTGTAGAAAACCCATGATAATAAAACTCTCCATCATTATTCCAATTTGTAAACTTGATTCCATTCTTAATGGTTGCGTCACAGTTTTTTATTAGGTCAGACAAAGGAATATTTAGGTGGTCAAAGAAGTCTGCAAGGTATGGAGTAGAGCCTTCTCCTGCTCCCAAGATTCCTATTTCTGTTGACTCAATAACAGTTATGTTTAGGTCTGGGTATGATCTTTGTGCTTTAAGTGCAGTAAGCCATCCAGCACTTCCACCACCAACAACAACTATATTCTTTGTCATTACTTTCTCCCCCATTGTATATAGTTCCATCCACGCTCATGTGCGTAGTAGATGAATATTTTAACTACCGTTTCCCAAAACGCAATCGTCACAGAGAGAGAAGCGTTTTTTGTAATGACATAGGCAACAGCAACAGAGGAAAGAGTTCCCCATATGCGATAACTTAATGCCTTGGCAAATGATCTTGCTTTAGTTACTGTCATTCTTTACCCCACCCGACAGCATTCCAAATTCTTTCATGATAATAGTATGCCACAAAGTTAACCCCATTGGTTATTAGTGTAGCAATAGTAGCCAGACTAATATCTTCGCTCAAAGCGTAAAGAGTTACAAACCCTGAAACCATTGCGACAACTCTCCATGTTAAAGACTTAACAAGTGATCTACTTTTCTTTACGCTCATCTTTGTCCCCAAACATTATTCGCTCTTCTGCTTCATTCATTAAGCGACCAGACTCTTCTAAATAATTAAAGACCCAACTGCTTGCGTTTTTCAGTAGCCGAAATAGCATGAATGTCTGCCCCCAAATCTACTTGTTCAATCTTATATCCAACATCACGACCATATACAATGTTGGTAATGTTAGGTAATCTTAATACTAATGCACCATCCATAAATTCATCTTTGGCAATATATTCTTTTACCTGATCAAACTTAAGTGGATCTTTTTCACTTGTATTGTAGGTATTACGGACTCCCAGCAAAACTTGCTCTGTTCTCTTCCCTGCCTCTTTGTAAAGAGCGTGATGCCCTTCATGCCATGGCTGATATCTGCCCAGCATAAGGGTTGTGGGGGCTGTCCAGTCGTGTAACTGGCAAGCAGTAATGATAAGGTCAGCCTCTTCTTCTACGGTCATCCCACAGGGGATTCTGACATCGCATGACTCTGGATCTTCCCACATCTTATTTGTATCTTCAAATCTTCCAGACTCAATTCTGTCTACCCAAATTAAAATATCTGGCTTGCCAAAGGCTGCACGGGTTAGGTCAGTTGGGCATACAAAATCAACTATCACTGGAGCAACTCCCTGCTTAGCAATAAGTCTTGCCATGTCCCCCATACGTCTTGCCTGTTCAATTCTATCTTCAGGGCTAAAACCTAAGTCTGAGTTTACTGTTGCACGGACCTCATCTGCATTAAGATGAATAGCATTAATTCTTTCTTTGAGTGCCTTGGCTAACTCTGTCTTTCCTGAACCTGGAAGACCTATAATCTGAATAATCATTTTTCGCCTATTTCTGTGTTTGGCATAATGTCAATTAACAAATGCACCCTATCTATTTCACTGCCATTGTTTACATAATGAGTTCTTGAGTTGTTTATTTCCCAACATTCTCCAGTGCCCATCTTGACCTTATCGTCTCCGACACCAAAGAATACACTATCAGATGTGACTACTGGGATGTGGTTTCTTCTTGAAAGCATAAGGTAGTCTCCTGCATCATGATGATGTGCTATATCTTGACCTGCTTTTAACTTAATCAAAAGTACCATACCTCTGACACCCTTGTGGATTCTTTCAAGGTCTGAGATTATTGGCTCAAGAATTTCAAGCAGCCCAGTATCATTAGATGTTTTCTGAGTAGAAAATTTTTCTCCTTCTTTCCACATAAGATCTGCGGTATAGACAAAGTATGAGTTAGTATCTTTATGAACATAGTAGTTATCTTGTCTTGATGTATTGATAAACCACTCGTCAGAAAAACTATCTATATAGTTTTTGATGGGCTCAACATCATACTTACTGTGTTGCTTAAAGTTAAAGTCTTCTAGCGTCTTTCTCATTTTGCCTCCAGGGTCTGATTAAAATCTTTAGAATATCCAAAGTTAATAAAGTCAGAACTGTAGAAATCCTGAACCATTTTTATTGCCTCATCTGAATATTCTTGTATATATGATTCTACCACATAGTTGCCTACATTGTAAAATCCAAGTTCCCAGCCGAGTTCATCCTCTAACTCTTTTAGGTTCTCAAACTTATAAAGTCTCTCTACCTGCAGATCATCCTGGTCCATGATATAAAAAGACTGGGGGATGTGGAGTAGTGGGCTTACTGTAGATATTTTCCCCTGTTTAATATTATCTAGGTACTGTGCAAAAGAGATGTCTGTTTGATTAGTTTTATTGTATTGCTTGTAGCAACTATAGGTTCTTGTGTAGGGGTTTCTTACAACAGCAAAAGAAAACACTCTCTCGTCCACTAGGTTTGCTTCTTTTAGATACGAGTATGGATCGTGATGCCTTGGCCATTCTCTCTTCCAGTTGTCTAAATTTTTTTCATCTAATATTTTAGAAATTGAAGATCCTGCAGTCTTTGGTATATGAACAAACAGTATTGAGTCATACTCTTTTTGATTAATTATCATCTTGTGCAGCCTCACTATTTATTTCTTTAACAAGTTTGTTTACTATCATGTCATTGTTATGGTTCCATGCTGTGCTCAGATTAGTAGTATTAGTAAACAACAGCAGGTCAGTTATTCCTTCATTCTTAAGATTTATTATTTCTTGTTTGACTGTTTCATAGTTTCCAATTATTGACCAGCCCAAGAACCTAGGATTAAAAGCAGAGGTCTTTTCTTTATAATCTTTAATCTCTTCATCTGACTCTAGTATAGTTACATTAGCACTAACCATTCGGCTTTCAATCCCGTCAAACTTTTCTATGTTTTCTCTGTAGGTGTCTAGCATGCACAAAGACGTTCCATTAAAGATTCTCACAGTCTCTAGAGCATAGTCGGAAAAACCACTAAATACCATTGGTGGTCTTGCCTTTATTGGACAGTACAACTTGTACATGTTTACAAAATTTCTTAAGTAGGTGGTTCTTTTTTGAATGCTATCTACTGATTCTGATTCTCCAAAAATGTCAAACTCTAAATCAGGTTCGTCTTCTCTTTGATGAAAGTCTCCAGCAACCCAATTAAAAACAAGCCTGTTACTATCTATTTGATCATATCCTATAGTCATCATTGCAGCATACTGAGCACTTACGTGGTATGGTCTTAAAGCAATCATATACTTTAGTTTATGACCTGGAGTAAGTGCAGCAGCAGACTTTATAAAATAGTCTGCTTGTGCTGAATGAAAGGTAAGCAATACTGAATCATATCCAGAGTCTTCTAGCCTATGAGAAAGATCTTTTAATTGCTTTACATCGCAATGTTGATCTCTCAACATATAATGAATTTTCACTACTAGGCTAGTTTTTCTCGCTCATCAACTACGCTGATCATAAAAGACATCATACTATTGTATCCATCTGGAATAGCCATAACCTTGTTGTAGTGGTGACCACAGAAGAATAAATCTCCAGTTATTCCAGTAACCTTGACTAGTGCCTCTGCATTGCATCGATCACAACGATCAAGGGGTGTAAGTGTCCATTCTTTTTCTTCAGCCTTGTCTTTGATCATACTAAACATTATACTACCGCTTTCTGTTATCAGTGGAATAAAATCCACTACCGTTGAATACTGCTCCTACATTAGAGTATACACGAACTAGAGGTGAATTGCAAGTTTCACATTTATATCCAGGATCGTTTTCTTGAATAGATCTTTCTTTGGTAAATCTTTGTGCACATGGCATACAATCATATTCGTACAGTGCCATAGGCTACTTCTTCTTTTTTGCTTTTACTGTCCAAACAGGTGCGTTAAGATTATCGCCACCCCAGTCATAGCCAAGTGCTTTAACAACAAACCTAATTATTTTAATACGCATTATTTAATTCCCTTTCCAAATTTAGCCCAGACTCTCTCATGTAGGTAATAGAATGTCATTTCTAATGCCATGTATGAAAGTGCGTATAGTCCAACATACTCCCATTCAGCCTCACCATAAATTATATGGCTTGCTGCAAATAAAATTCCAGCAACAAAAGTAAAATGTACAAATGGCCAACTGATTGTTTTTAGTAATGATTTCTTTTTAGATTCCATTATAGTGCCACAGGTCCCTTTCCTCCGCCACCAGATGACTTCTTTACTGCTGGCTTTGCTGATTTCTTTGCAGCATCTGCAGTTGTAGTCTTAACAGGTGTTGCTGCTAACTTGTTTAGTAGTGGAGCATTCTCTTCTCCAGTGTAAACTGGACGGCCCCAACCAACTACAGCATTAACTAACTTCTTCTTGTTGTTCTTTACATATGCACGAGTCTTTTCTACGCACATTCCTCCGTTGCGCTGATCTCCCTTTGCAGTTCCTGAAGTGTTTCCTTCAATAACCTGAATAGTTCCGTCACCGTTGTTCTTAATGCACAAACCAACATGTGAAATACGATTTACACCGTCATCTGGGAAATCAAAATAGATCCAGTCTCCTGCTTGTGGATCATCATTACGAGCATCTGACCAACGCTCTGCCTTCTTAAACCAATCTGATGCTGCAACTGTAGATGCAGACTTAGGGAATGACTTTACGCCTGATGTAAACGCACACCAAGAAACGAATGACTGGCACCATGGCTGAAAGTTAACCTTGATCCATGCACCGTATTTTGTTTCATTATCTTTTGGGCCTTCGATTGTGCCCACTTCCTTTTTTGCAACCTCAATGATTGCTTCTAGACTACCTTTTGCTGCCATGATATGCCTCCTTATTGACATGTGTTTCTATTATATCACGCTGCCTCACCTGGTCTCGATCCAGGGACATCCGAATTAACAGTTCGGCACTCTACCAACTGAGTTATGAGGCAATGGTAGGCAGTTTTAGTCATACCCAGGACTAGTATTTAATTACGGATGTATGACACAGTGCCAATTAAAATCTTTGGAAGAGATGTTAGATACTCACCAAATGTTTTAAAGGTGTTACGATTTACGTAAGATGCTGCAGATACTACAGTTGCTACGGAACTACCAGCAGTGTCTGTTGGAGAACCGTTATACTTGGTGATACGTACCTTGCCAGGTGCAACCATGTCAAGTCCAGGACCTGTGTTTGTTGCTGCCTCTAGTTGTGTTGCATTACCTAGTGCTCCCACGCCGATTGCACCATTAACACATGAAGGAAATCCTACAACATCTCGTCGACGATCATTTCCTGTTGCAACAAAAACTGGAATGTTATTAATGTTTAATGATGCTACTGCATTAATAACAACTTTATCTGTTGAGCATAGTGCAAGGTTTCCTGTACTTACTGTTGACTGACTAATTGACAAAGCATCAATGCTGTACTTTGCTGCATTTTGTGATACCCAATTAATTGCTGAAGCCAATGCTTTGACATCTCCTCGTGAGTTTCCAAGACTTGTGACATCGTTAAATCTAACAAAGACAATCTTTAGATTTGGATTTACTGTTAGGGCAGCCTTTACCATAGAGTCTCCATGGTAGGTTGCATTGTTTACAGACGCTGGCCAAGGTGCAGATGCTGCTCCCTTTCCTTCCATAAACAGTTCTCCGTTAGGGCAAGACATATTTTCCTTTGGGTTTGTTGACTTTACAGTTGTAAAGCAGACCTCATGAATAATTGATGGAAAGTTATTTGAGTTAATAGCAGAGTCAATAATCGCTAAGACTCTTTCATCTTGTGCTTGTGCTGGTGCAACTGCTGTAAATGCAATTGCAATTGATAGTAGTGCTAGTAGTGTCTTCTTCATTTTGTTTCTCCTTGTTGTTGTTATTGTTTGATTTTTAAAACTACTTGGCATGGGTCTCCGCCTGCTTCCCACTCTTCCTGCTCTTCTTGACTCATATATGGATCTCCATCATGAGTATTGCAGAACGGTTCCGTTATCCAGCCACGCTGAATACCGTTATCAAGCCAGATTTCAAACTCGTCAAAATCTGATTCTATGTTTTGGATGTCTCTTAAAATTTCATTAAACTCTTCGTCCATATTAAAAGTATACTCCTAAAGACTGACAATGTCAACTGGGCCCATGCATGATGGGTTAAATTTAATTGCAGCATTTACTGCTTGGACTACTCTATTCCTTGCATTTTTCTGCTTATCTGTTGCATATAAAACTCCATATGCATACTCTGCTCCAGACCCCATAGCAAGGTATGGGAGCGTATACTTAGATAAAGACATGTCCGCAGAACTATGCTCATAGATGTTTCCACGAACTGCAATAATTAAACCAAGGTCTCCATCTTTTGATGTGTCAACCCAGAACTCGTTGTAAAATTCTTTTAGTTCTTTAATAAATCTTGTCTGCATAAACTTGTCTGTGTCTTTAATGTTAGGTGGTGTTGGCTTAAAGTTATAACGGATTCTTTCTCCGTCCATTGATCCAGCGTAACCAATAAGATAAGGACCTATCTTCCAAACCTTTGGTGCTTCAAGTGCTAGAATAGTGCCATCATCTGATGCCCCACGATCTCCAGCCATGTAAATTTTATCTTCATGGCGTACAACTGCAATACAGGTCATGACAAAGCCCTCTCCAGATAGATATACTCAAGTATACCATTGCCCAGAGAGGGCTGTCAACTAGGGTCAATAATGACTAATTAGCCTTTTTGTCTACCGTCTTAAACGCATCATTGATCTCTGCCAATGTGAGTTTTCCATCGTCCAAAAAAGCCCTTGCCAGTCTTTCAATGACTGTTGCTACGCCTAATAGTCCTGCTAAGAATACTGCCTGAACTGTGTCAATTCCTACTACTGCTCCAGCACCAAGTACTGATAGACCAGATGCTGCAAAGACTGCTACGATTCTCATCAAGATATTAGTGATTGCCTTTTGTGGGTGCTCCTTCTTAGGAGGCTCTACTACCTTTTTAGTTGCCATATTTAGTCCTCCTTTCTTAGTGGGATTGTAATTAGCCAGATTACTGTGGTTGCAAGTACTGCAATACCAACTATGTCTCTTGCTGATCCCGTTAATGTTAACCATGCAATAAAGAAGCCAAGGAGGGTAAAGGCTTGTGCGATTATCTCCACCCCTGCATCTTTTAGCCATGTGAAGAATCCCTTCACAACCTTTGTTATTATTTTCATATTACCTCCTCATCCCAATCATTACATTTGCAATCTGTGAAACAATGATTACTGGGATAATGACTTCCTGGGCTTTCTCTCTCTGATCGTCTGTCATGTCCATACCCAACTCAGAGAAATTGGATAGGAGTTCTGTAACATCCACTTCAAATACTGCACCAAGTGGGTCTGCTAAAAATGCTTCTGTCTGTACTTCTGTTACTGCATCTGCTAATGTAAATGGCATTGGGGTATCCCCTGCTGATTCTGCTCTGTCAGTAAACTCAACAAATGCTTCAGCAAGTGCTGGGTTAGACTTCATCTGCTCAGCAATCTCTGCAACTTCTGACGGCTTAATACCAAGGTCTTCTGCAACTT